ACGGTTAAAATCTTCTGCAATATTTTGAATATGCAGGAAATACGTCACCTTCTCCAAAAGTGACGCACTCCGCATCTCAAAATGTCCGAAACGCATAATATAGGCCCGCATGACCGCACGTTTCTTCCACGCTACAAGAACATTGCGAATTCCTCGATTCGCTCTCTCGATAGACGATACTCCATCGTCGATGGTGCGCTGGGGTGGACCGCCGGTCCATGTTGCCCGAGCGTGATCGAGACTTGCCATAACCGCGGTGAGCTCCGCACGAGCCTCATCGAGGGCACTCCAATTGAGTGGCATGGCTGCGTCTGACATATGGCACTTATAGTAATATTGGTTAGAGAATACGAGTTAGGTATATGCACTTATAGTAATATTGGTTAAGTAGACACTGGAAAACGCTTGGTTTGTTGGTGTGGCCTGGGCAGGGCCTGCACTCGAAAGAATCGCTGTGACCGTAGAAACACTGTGTAAACAGCGGACCAATTGTGATGACAAAAGGTCATAGCTAGAGGAACGATCGGAAATTTCCGGTTCAGTACTCTTTAGATTCTTTCGAATGGCAGGTATTTTGCCTTAGCCATTCCAATAGAAAGCCCGTGCTTGAGAGCTTTGCCTGCAATTTTATGCCAAGCGGACAACACCGAATGTGTTGCCTGTGCGGTTGGAAGTGGGGCGGACGGGCTAAGTTCCCCTTCGTACGACAAATAGTAGTTTTGACCTGCTAGGACGACCGACGTTGGGGAGCGAGTAGTAGTAAACATGCCGTTCTGCTGAAGGCGAACGTACATGAGAATGCCTGGGGTCTCGGACGACCTCAGAGTATACAGATAATCTGTGCCAGCAATAGCTGGATTTGTGCGCAGTGACTCAGCCATGAGAAAGGTCTGAGTATTAAATGTGCGCGCGACAAGAGAGACAAATAGCAAGATGGATTCTCCTGGGCGTTCGTTATGGAAGGTATTAACTCCCACGAACGGGCTCATCTTCGTGCTGACGGCACCATGTTCTAATGAGCTAACAGTTACGATAGCACCATTGCGCTGTGGCTGCATGGTATTGCCTGTAGCAGTAGAGTGCCACTCGGTGTTGCTAGTGATAGCATCCGGCGAAAGATAGTATGCCGAATCGCCATCTCCAGTGAGTCCCCAAATTACCAAATCTGTCCCATCTGACGCCCCAATGTTAAGAACTGGCAGCTGGCCTGAATCACTAAAGTGAGAGCCAACATTTGGAAAGTTCATAGATTGGGTAACGGGTGTAACTAGTGATGGTTTCGCTGCTCCTGAATCGATACGTCCTTGCCAGTATGTAATATATGTGCTGAGAACTGTGTTAGGTTGAGTTGAAGCTAGTTTGCCATCAAGGCCCCGAGCTAGTACAAAACCCCCTCCCACCTGGGTTATATCATCTGCGCACACTTGTAGTGCTCCTTGCGAGGAAAGACGATCATCACACCCTGGTTGTGAGAGTAGGTTGAGAATACTAGATTCCGAAAGGGGACCTTGAAGAGTAGGTGGAAGTGGCGATGCGCCTAGTGGTGAAAGCTGTCGGAAATCGAAATCTCCGGCAGTCTCCACCACCATTTGCACCCCACCAGTTGCCTGAAGGGCCTGCACTAGGGAACCAACCACATAAAAGACTATCCAACCACCAATGTCCTGGACATCTGGATCTGTTGAAGGGTCTTTCATGTAGTGGTATGCTACGTTGCGCTGGTCGGAAGTTTTGAACTCCGTCCAGTCTGTGTTCTTAGGATCGAGATCCTGAATCGGATAACCGGTGAGCGTATCTAGGGGAATACTTTGGATGTCCGCTTGCGTGAAAATTGGGGGAAGGAAGCCGATACGGAAAGATCCGCCATTAGCAAAGTTCGCCATAAAGCGAGCTCGCACCTTCATTCCTCCAGTCCACGTCTTAAACATTTGCGCCACATGCGCCTCATACTTGTTACAGTCGTAGGGGTGAATACGAATGAGCCCGAAAATATGTCCGGGTTTCATAGCCCCATCA